ACGGAAAACGTGGCTCAGCCCCGCGATGGAGATGATGTCGCCGGCAGCGACAACGCCGCTCACGTTGTTCGGCCATCCGTCGGTCGCCAGCGACTCGCCTGTTTGCGACGCACCCTTGACGAGCGGAGTGCCGCCGCCGGCACCGAGCGGTGCCTGACCCGAGCCCCTGAGCGCGGTATGCACGACATCGAAGACCGTGCCGGTGTGGTGCGCCCATTCGATCCACGCGAGCAGAGCCTCCACGTTGGCGAGACCGAGCCTTAGGTCCGGCCAACGCTCTTCCCAACGCCTGCCGATGCGCGTCGAGCCGCGGGTCTGGATCTTGCCCGATTCGCCGACCGACACGAGCGCCGACGCAACCTTTGGTATTTCGGCTCGGTTTGGCTGGATCGTGCGCGGGAATGTCGGCATCTACCTCCTCCTCGCCATGCCCTGGAGGACGGTGCTTTCCTGGAGGCCTTCGGCGAACTGCGCGAGGATCGCGCCCTTCTGTTGGCGGATGAACTCGGCGCCCGTACGCGTGTCGATCGCGTTCACGCTGACGTTCTGGACGGCGTTGACCACGACGGCGCCCGAAGAACCCCGAGGGGACAGCGTGAGCGGGTTCAGCGGCTCCGGGATCGGTTCCGGCGCGTCCGGAATGCCACCGTTGAGGACGCCGAGGAACGCGTCAGTCAACGGCTGCGTGATCCCACGACGAACGGCAAGGCGAGCGAACTCCCTGATGATGCCGTCGACCGCCTCGCCGATGCTGTCGAGCAGATCGAACGCGCCGTCGCCCATATCGAGGAACGCGTCGGTCACTGACTGGGCCATCCGGTCGGCGGCGTTGGCGAGCTGCTGGTATTCGGCTTCTAGCCGCGCGAACGCCTCATCCGCCAAGCGTTTTGCCGCCTCCTGCTCGCGCTCGATCGCTCGCACGTGCTCGAACTTCGCGACAAGCCCGTCCTGCGTGGCCCCGGTGATGTCCTGCACCGCGAGGCTGAACCCGAAGGCGGCCTCTTCCCCCTCCTCCAGAGCGATGCGCTCTTTTTCGAGCCTCGTGAAGATACGAGCCTGAGTGTCGAGCAGGCGCTGCTGTTCGGCCACGAGACGCCGCGCCTCAGCTTCGCGCTCAGAAAGCGCGGAGCCGCCACCCGAGGGGGCCGGACGACCCGACGGGGCAGGGCCACTCCCGGCCGCTTCGAGATCAGCGAGCCGACCCTCGATGAACCGGATCAGCTGGTTGAGCCCTATACGCGAAACCGAATCGTTGCCGCCGAGCGAAAAGCGCGTAGCATCGAGCGGCGCGGCGTCACGCAGCCGGGTGAACTCATCGAGCCGATCCCGGAGCGCCCCCTCTGACGCATTCGCCAACGAGAGCTTGATGCCGGCCACCGTGCCACTCTCGCCGCCGATCGCGTTAAGGATGAGCACCCATTCCTTGCCGAGCTCGATGACCTCGCGAAGCACGCCGGCCAGCGTCGTGCCGAGCAGGTCTGCCATGCCGTCCGCGCTCGCAATGACGGCGTCAATTTCACGAGTCAATGCCGTCATCTCGCTCGCGAGCCCGGCGTCGCCTATCTCCTTGGCGAGCAGCGATGCCGTATCGGCCAGGTTGCTCATCGCGCCGTCGATCGTGTTCATCTGGCGTTCCATGCCGTCACCGAACTGCGTCTCGCCGAGATCGGTGAAGAAATCGATCAGCGTCGCGGCATCGGCCGACACCCGCTGCGTCACGCCCCGGAAGCTGATCACCAAGTCCTCGCCTTGCTTGCTGATCGGGACGAAGAACGATTCACGGAGCCGCTCGGTACCACCCTGTGACGCGCGCAGGATCGCCTCGACCGCGTCAGTGATGTCGCGGCCCATCGCTGCGGCGAAGTTGCCGATACCGCGCAGCATCTCGGCTGTCGGCTGAATGCCCGCAGCCTGGAGCGTCGTGAACGCCTGCGTGAGGTTGGCGACCTCGAACGGTGTCGTGCGCGCGAAGTCGGTGATCAGCTTGAAGGACGCCGCCGCCTCGCCCGTGCTGCCCGTGATCGACACGAGCCTGGCTTCGAGTGTCTGAAACTCGCGGATCGTGTCGAACGTGAACCGACCGACCCGCTGAAGAATCCTGAACCCGCCGTACGCGGCCACCAGGCCCACGACAGCGCGCGCGTTGCGCAGAAACTGGTCCTCTTGGCGCTTCGCGGAGCGCGTTGACCGGTCAACGCTGTCCTCCAGGTCGTCCAACCGGCGTTCCGCGCGCCGGATGGCCGCCTCGTAGGCTCTGGTATCGAACTCGAGGCCTACCGCCTCGATGTTGTCGGCCACGTCGCTTCCTCAGCTATATCGTTCGTTGCGTTCCTCGATCCAAGCGCGCCAGTAAAGGCGCTCTTCGAGCGACAGGTCCCGGACCTCGCGCCGGCTCTTGCCTATGAGCTCTCCGATCGCGAGGTCGAGGCGGAGTTCTCCGTCTTCGCGGACTTTTTTTTGGCGTCGTCCAGGGTCCGCACATCGCCGAGCGCGGACCCATAGAGAAACGCCATGACGCGCTGGAACACGGCCCATTCGACGTGCTCCATGAAGTCGATCCGGTCGCCGTAGTCGAAAACGCGCTCGCCGGCTTCGTTCTCGGCCTTCGCGAAGAGCAACGTGACACGCTCGTGTGTTCGATGCTTCTCGGGGTCCTTGCCCTCGTCCAAAAGCCTGTCGCGCACGGCCTGCAGATCGTTCGGCGTCAGCGGCCCGAACCAAAGCGTCACGGCCCATTCCGGCACCGCGATCGAACGCCGTCCCTTCACCGCCCGCTTCTTGATCGTATCGATGAGCTTCATATGCCGGGGTCAATTCCAGTCAGGGTTGAGTACGCCTTCGCCTTCGAAGTCGAACGCGACCTCGAAGTACGCGCCGCGCTGTTGGGTGACGGCCGCGTTCATGGGCACCAACGTGCCCCACAGATTCTTGCCGTCGGCGACGACGACCGTGACCGAGATCGGAGTCCCGCTACGAATGACCGCGGTCATCGACACGGATGTCCTGAGTGACCATCTGCGCGGTGTTGCGGCTGCCCGGGACCTGTTGCTCGAGTTGCTGGATCAGGGCAGCCCGCCGTGTCGGTCATTACCGTGGCCTCAATGATCGGCCGCGACGGAGTCGCTTCCCACTCGCGCACATTGGCCACGGAGTTGGACACGAAGCTGACGGCCGCGTTATCAGCCCAGCCACCGGCATCTTGGACAGTCGGGCCGAACGTCACGGCTAGCTGGTTGCTCGCTACCTCGCCACCGGTGACGATCGTGTATTCGGTCACGTCACCCGCGACGGTGAACTTGTCGCCCGGCAGGATCGTGCCAGTCAGCGGCGAACCGTCGAACGTCGCTGCGCTCGCGCCCTGCGCGACAGCACCCTGCACGAGCGGCGATCCGACGAGCACGCCACCGAAGACCGCGTTGCCCTGAGACCCGCGATACTTCGCCATCGGATCAGGTCCAGCTCACGGAGATCGCGCCGTCCGTCACGAAATCGAACGTCGCCTCGAAGTGACCCTGACCGACCCCGCCACGGACCGACACGGAATTGACGAGGATGTTGGCCGAGATCTGCTTCGGGCCACCGCTCTCGACGATGCCGAGGAACGCGAGCGGCGACGGCGTGGTGTTGCTCACGACCTGGTCAAACATCGCGGCCTGCGCCGTGCCGCCGTAGTCGAAGCGGGCGGTGATCCGGCCCGTACCGCCCGGTATATCGAGGTCCCGCGACTCGGCGCTGTCGCCCATGTCGGTCGCGTCGATGATCGGCCGCGACGGTGTGAACTCCCAGCCCGAGACCTCGGCGACGGCGTTACCGCCGACGCTGACCGAGCCCTGTGATCCGCGAAACTTCGCCATGTGTCTTACCTCCGTCTGTCGGGTGAGCCTGCCAGCGGCTCAGTGGACCTCGTGAATGGTGAACCGCGTGCTCAGGGACACCTGCAGCCACGCGTCGCGCGTATCCGTGACCGGCTCGCCCGGCCCGCTCGTCGGACCGAACTCGACGCCGTCGATCGTCTTGCGGCTGAGGACCCGCCGTGCGTCGTCCGCCTTGACCAACAGTTGGCCACGCCCAGCGCCCGGAGCGCCGAACATGTCGAGGATCGCGACGCCGAAGATCTGGTTCTCGCCGACGCTCTCGTCGCCCATGGTCGACTCTGTAGCGTCACCGAAGATGATCGTGACGCGTGCCCAGAAGTCCCTAAGAGCGCCTGTCGCATCAACAGGCGAGTGCGTGACGCCGTCGAACTCCAGGCGCATGAACGGAAGGGCTTGGCGATACGCTTCCTCGATCGTGTCGCGCGCGCGCGACGTCGGCCCATCAGCCACGGCCAATGCTCGCGAGCGCACGGGCGACCAACGCGCGCATTTCCGCGGCCGTGACCGCCACCATCCCGTTGGGCGCTTGCCGGGAACTGCCCCGCTCGAGTGCAGGCACGTACGGCAGGCTGTTGGTCAAGAACAGCCGTTGGCCTGGTCTGAAGCCGGCCACCGTCGTGGACCCCTCCTGGATCGCGCGCTGTCCGGACTTGTCGAACGACTCCTCGTCGACGGACCGGTCGATCCTGTCGATCGCGACGTTCCAGTTGGCGCGAGCCCGGCCGGTGTCGACGGGCGTGCGCCGGATCAGACGCGCGTGCGCTTCGAGGCCGATGGCCCGAACGAGCTTGTCGGATCGATTCCTGAGCCGCGCCTTGAAAGCGTCCTTGCCACGTAGCGGCATCAGCCGGCCCCGCTCATCGGCCGATCCTGATCTCGTAAAGGCCCGCGAGTTCGCCGGTCTCGTGCGTGACGACGTCGATGACCCGGTACTGCGCGGTCCCGAACGCGACGGTATCGTTGGGGCGCGGCGCGCGCACCGGGAAATCGAGAGCCGGCAGCACCCATTTTGTGCTCGTGCGCACGTCTTCGCGTGGCCCGGCCGTCTGCTGCGGGGAGTGACCACCTCGTACCGTCGTCTCGAACGCATGCGTCGAGATGGTCGTCAGGGTCTCACCCTGTTGGCTCTGCCCTACGTCGTAGTCACCGCTCGCGTCCCTGAGCGTGACCGTGACCGCTTTGCCGGCCTTGCTCAGGAGCGTCTTGGCCGCCTTGCGCAGTGGCGCGTCGAGGACGCTCATCATGCCCTCTGAATGCGGAAGCTGAGCGCGCTCGGCGTCTCCAGCACTGGACGCAGGAACCGGCGGACATGCGCCGGAAGAGCGCCGGCGATCCTCACGTGTCGCGGCGTCACGGCGAGCGGTCCGAGCTCGATGCTCTCGAAGCCCTCAAGCCCGCTGTCCGTGAGCGAGACGCCACCCGACAGGATTTCGAGCGCGAGCTCCATGGTCGCCTTCTTCACCGGCTCCGGGACGATGTCGTCGTCAATCGTCCAGCCCTCGGCGTTAACGGCTCCGATGCGTGGCCATTTCAGGGCCTGCGTGGCGCTCGTCGTCTCACTACCAGCCAATGGACGCTTGGACTGACCGACGAAGTCCTCCTGGTCGATGCGCGCGGTCGCCATGATCAACGCGCGTCCACGTGCGTCGTCGCTGGCTGCGCCCGTCCACGTCACCTCGTTCGGGTGGCCCTCGAAGTACGTCGTGCCGTCGGCCACGGACGCATAGCTATTGGAGCCCGCTCCGCCGACCGTTGTGGTGACCGTAACCGCCATTCAGGTAATGGACCGAAGGCTCAACCCTTCGGCGCCTCCGGGCCGTAGGCGTGATCTCTGGCCGCCTGTTCGGCCGCGCCGGAGCCTTCCCACTTGCCGTTGGCCGGACCCTCGATCGACTCTCCGTCGGGACCGAGCAGCCTGTAATATTTGCCGCCGGCGTGCTCGACGACATAGCCGTCCGGCACGGCCCCGCCGTCGCCGCTCTTCGCGCCGCTGTCTGACGCGTCGACCAACTCGTGGAGTCCCGCGTCGTAATCGGACTCGTTGATGACCATGTAGCCGTCCGGGTGTCGAACCCGGACTGTCGGGATCGTTGCCATTGTCGCCCTCCTCTCTGTTGGGCCGAGGGGCGGAGCCGGCGAACGGCCCCGCCCACGGCATCGTCAGTAGGCGCGCGCCTCTAGCCGGCGAGCCTGGCGGCGAGCTCGGGACGCACCAGCTTCGCCCCGTACAGGATCCGCCACTGGTACTTCGTGCGGGCGTGCTCGCGGCTCACTTCGAGCGTCAGTGTCAGGCCCGAAACGGGATCGACGGCCGTGCGCATGATGTTGCCGCCCATGAACCCGTCCGCCGGGCCGAGGGTGCGCGTCGCGAGCGCGAACGCGTCGCGATGGAAGCCGAGGTTGTTCACGTACGTCGCGCCCGCTGCACCCTTCAGCGTCATCTGCGCGTTGTCCGCCCACGCGACCTTCGCGCCGGGCTCGAAAGCCAACGTGATCGCGTTGCTCGACGCCGTCGCGAGGGCCGTGACCACGTAGGTCTGCGTGTCGCCGGCGACCGTGAACACCGATCCTGGAGTGACCGTGCCCGTCAGGGACGTCGCGTCGAACTCCTGGCTCTTGTCGCCGACGGTGGGCGACCCGTTGACGAGCGCTTGGTGGCCGGTCCCGTCGCTGAGCGTACCGTTCGTGTGGCTCGGGATGTTCTGGTCCATCGCCCACATGAACCCGAGCACTTCGCCGATGATCGCGTTCGACAACGTGTCCTCACCCGCGCGGCGGTGGCTCGCGTCTTGGATGGCCCGCACGAGCAACGCGTTGGCCTTCGCGGCCGTGCCGAGTACCATGCTGCGAGGCTCGGAGGGCGCGAGCTGGTTGTTGAGCACCTCGTCGACCTTGACGGCTTCAGTCAGATCGGGCGTGCCCCCGCCAGCGAAGGGCGTCGTACCGGGCGCGCCCGCGAACCCGTAGACGCCCGTGTACAGCCCCAAGATGAACTGGTCGACGTCGTTGGCCAGCGCCTTGAGGTGCTCGCTGAGCTGCAGCTGGCGAGCACCCATCGCGATCTCGCCCGCCTGCTTGTCCGTGACGTGCATGTCAGACTTGCGCCACCGGTTCAGCGTGATCGGCACGGTAGTCGGTGCCGAGTCTCCGCCGGCGGGCGGCGTCGGGCCGGGCGTGACATCGCCGACGGTCACCGCCGACGGGACCGGCACGTCGATGGTATCGCCCTGTTGGGCCGTTTCCGTGCCCCAATCGGTGTTGATCAGTCGCGGCATGATCGCGTTCTCGCGCAACGCGAGCAGACCGCGCGCGAAGATCTTGTCCACGATCGGGGTGAAGGTGTTCGCCATGTCACAATCTCCTGGGGTGTTTCGGGGGACTCATCTCGTCGCTCAAGTCCCTCTCCGATCTCCCCCGGAGACCGACAGAGGGCAGGGCGCCTGCCCTGGCTCACAGGTTCGTGTGCCTTTGGCACGCCACCCCGCCCTTGGCGGATACCGGTGGGTAAGGAGTCGTCCCGCTTCCGTCCCTGCTCGGCGCCGCCGACCTCCCATAACTATCGGCAGCGCCTCTTGTCGTCGGCCCTCGTCGGGCCGTACCCCTAGCTCGCCTGCATCTCGCCCGCCGCGATCTTCTCCGCGTTGCGGCCCCACGCGACCGGATCGTTCGTGTCGAACCGACCAGCGCCCGGCACCGCGGGTCCGCCCGAGTCGCCTGCGCCCGACCCCCCCTCCGACGCGGGCAAGAACGCCGCGGCCTCGTCGGACTTGATCCACTCCGAGACGTATTCGCTGACCGAGAGGTCGCGAGGAATGCCGTCGGGATCGGACTTGAAGATCCCCCGGAAGTCGCCGTCCTCCTCGATCATCTCGGGCCTCTTTTGCAGCAGAAACGCGCGAGCCGCCGGCCGCAGGCTTTCCTTGACACCCGCCTTCGCGATCGCCGCGTCAAGGTCGCCGTCGACCGTGCGCGTACGCAGCGCCGCGTCGAGTCGTTGGGTCCGCTCCTGCAGCTTGTCGAGCTCGCGCTTCGCTTTGGCCTCGGCCCGTTCAGCTCCGCGACGCTCGGCCTCCTCGATCTGCTTCTGCACGTCCTCGTCGCCCACGGGCTTCGCGTCAAGCGCGTAATGCACGGAGTCCGGTGTGATATGTCCGTCACCCCGTAGCTCGACGAGCTCGTCCCAACGGTCCGCCTTCGCCTTGACTTCGCGGAGCTCGGCCTTCGTCCGGCCGTGCGCGACGGACAGAGCCTTGACGGCCGGGTGTGACTTGATATCGTCGATCTCAAGCCGAAAGTCGTCGCCATCAGGCACATACATGTTGTAGACGGCCTCCGGCAACGAATCGCGCTCGGCCTGCGTGATTCGGGTCTTGAGCGTCATCACTACCTCACGAGACGGCGTAGCGCCGCGATCAACTCCTCGGGCGGATTATCGATCTCACCGCGCAGGATTTGGCCGATGGTGCTCGCTGACCGGTTGGTGCGGGACCCGATCTCTTCTTGCGTCATACCGTCACGCATCAGTTGTCTGATTAGGCGCCGGGCCGTTCCCCCGGTATTGTTGCCCTCGTCTCCTTTTGGCATGCCGACGGCTCCTGTCACGGGTGTAGGCGCAAAAAGGGCCGGCTCCCTCGCTCGCGCGAGAGTTCCGGCCCTCTGGCCTAATTGGTTCGGTCCGCCCCTTGGAAGCGTACCGTGTCAGTGTGAAACTACGCCTACGGGTCGCCCGGCGTCAACTCACGCGCCCCACCCCGCCGTGTCAGTTCAATGAAGCGGGCCATGCGCCTGCGGCCGCCTTGGGATCGTAGCGTTCCATCGCATCGGGATCCGCGGCGTCCAAGATCGTCCCGAGCAGTCGTTCCTGGAGTGCGCGCGCCATCCCGTACGCCTTATGCGACTCCATGCCCTTGCTGATCAAGTCGCGCTCGTAATCGGCGACGATCTTGGCGACCCGATGCATCACGTGTTGGATCCGGTCCAGCATCTCGTCGGTAAGCTCCATGCCGCCGAATGTGAGCGTACGCCGACCCAACGGCAAGCCTGACACACGCTCCCTAGTACATCCATGTGAGCACCGTGGGAGGGTGCCTACGTTATAGCGTTTGCGCTATATTTAGGGGTGTCCGCGAGCCAATCGCTTCAGCGCGGGATGTCTGCGGAGATGAGAGAGATCCTGGCCGTCCGATAAGCAGATTGGTGATACTGGGTAACGCGCTCCGGGTGTCGTTGGACTGCCTGACGGGGAGCGAAGAATGGGCTGGAAGGTAGGGCACGTGGCGCGTACCGCCGAACGAAGTGGGGGCGTGGTGCTACGCTTGGCCTCGCTCCATCCGGGCGATGACCCCTTTTTCGCGGACGTGCGTTGGCCGGACGGGCGTATCACCCGAGAATACACCCGAGACCTGGAGGACGGACGCGATGGGCGACACGAGCGAGCTGCGCAAGGTTGACGGTGGCTTCCCGAGAAGTGCTGAGGAGCGCGAGATCACCAGAGCAGTGGCCTCAGCCAAAACCAAGGAAGAATACATCGCGGCACTCATGCGGCATTCTGGTGCTACACGCGAGAGAGCGGAGACTATTGCCTCTTGGGCGTTCGGTCAGTCCCAAGAGGGCGAGATCTGACGAACGACTATCTGCACCAGCCTTCCGCGGTCGTTGACCTCCTCGACCTCGAACCGCCCCGTCGTGTACCATTCCCGCTCTTCCCACAGGCTCGATAGGTTCTCGATCTTCGCCGCACGGGCTCCCTCCATCATACGAAATACAACGGGAATGCCGCCCACCACGCGGCCGCCTCTTTCTGCGAACTGCCCCGCTACCGCCGTCTCGCTCGTAAAAGACGACATACCCCACCGCAACCTCGTCCCCGGTGCGTGCTTTGCCAACAACTCCTTTTTGGAGCCCGGGAAGGTGATGCCTCGGTAAAGCTCCGGCGCAGACGCCGGGCTGGAACGCACGGCAGACACGAGTGCCCGGGCGCGGGTTGAGCCACGCTGACCACTGAGCGTGTCCGACACCTCCCCCTTGATCGCAGCAACCGATTTGTCCGATTCGGTCCACTCGTCTACTGCGCGCGCAAATTCCTGAAACCCCTGATTGCCGCCATGCTTCTCCTGTAGGCGCTCCCTGAGAACTGCCGCCTCCGCCGAGCTCTGCAATTCCGGGCCCTCGATATCTCTGCGCCATTGCGGTAATCCGCCAGTCGCTGGCGCGGATTGGATCTTCACGAGCTCATCGAGCGGCACGATTCGTTGATCGCCCGTCACGAGATCCTTGAGCCCGATCTTGCCGTCACGGAACAGCTCAGCGCGCGCAGGTCCGAGGATCTCGTCTTGCGTCGCCGCGCTTTGGTCGCGCAACCAGTCTTCGTAGGTCGTCGAGCTTGGGACCTGGCCGTCTGCGGACGCACGAGTCGCTTCGGGCGGTGGCTCGATGCCGAGCCCTTCCCAGTCGACGACGGGCACGAGCACGCAGCGGTCACGTAGGTGACGAGGAGGCACCTTCGCCGGGTCGGGGTTTTCCGCGTCCAGGATCTCACCGTCGAGTGCCTGACATATCGGACACGTGCGTTCGTCGAGCACCGCGGTGAATTGGAGGCCCTTGAGCACGTCGGTGTTCTCGGCATACGTCGCGAGATGCGCGCGGTTGGCGATGAAGTTGACCCCGGTACGTACGATCGCTTCGGCTTCGCGCATCGTCGTCTCCATGATCCCGCCCGTGAAGCCGCCGCGCCCGTCAGATCGACCTCGGACGCGCGTGATCATCTCGGCGATGGTCTCGTTCTCGGCCATACCGGTTTGGAGGGCGCGCCGGACGCGCCCCACTGGCCGAGCAGCAGCGCGGCGTCGGCGCCGTCCGCGAAGCCGTCGCCGTCGAGATCGGCGGCGCAGGC